AACTGTAGAAGACGCACCTGTTAGCGTTGTGTTGGCTAGTGCCTCATACGCTAGTGTGCCTATAAGAGTGTTAGCAACCGCTGTAGCAAGAATACCAAAACCTGCTACAGAAGTTTCAACACTAGCGATAGGCGTTTCTGAGAAGGTGCTAAAGCCAAACATATGTCACCTACGGTTTCGTGGGCCAAGTAATGTTTATTGGGAAGCCATCTTGCTGCGGCACATCACGCAACGCCTGACGATAATCCGTTTCAGCTTGTGTCATTGTGCGGTCACTTACAGCCCACCAATCGGTTTCTGTTAGTAGGGTATTGCGCTCTGTACGCATTTCTTCTGATAACCTGAGAAAACTACCTGATAATGAAAAGTTTTCGCCATCATATAAGTACTTAAAACAGGTAAAATCTTCTGGGGCATCCACGTTATCATACACGACTGTATTGTTAGATGTGCCTTCAGAAAATTTTGTGTTATCTACCGTTAAAATACCATCACTATCGAAACTATGTGTGTCCGTTCCGTAATAAAGACATAAGTTTGTATCTGTTGTTATTAGTTTCATTTTTACTGCTCCCTAGTATAACAATACTTCTGTGGAAGAAATTGCAATCGCCTGTGCATCATCTAAGGTTTCGTATATGGTTCCACTTGATAAATTTATCCCGTATGTGACACCAGCAGTTAATCCTGTTTGACCTCCCGCTGTACCCCCAGAAACAGCAATTTTTCCTGTTGAGTTTGCAGATATGTTTTCTTTTGCAATACCAACGTAAGAGGTATTTACAAATTCACCAGCGTTGAAAATAACAACATCAGCTCTTGTGCTGTTATATGTACTATCAAACCACATTTGCCCCATAGCTGCTTTGCCGCCACTGAAACTTGTTCGCCAATATGATAAGTTAGCAGTATCAAAACCTAGGTTTAAATCAATAGGATTAAATACTATTGAAAATGTACCGTCACCGTTGTAGGTTGCTTTGTAGACGACATGCGTATATGTATTAGTGTTAAACACTAAAGAATACAAACTATAATCGTCCCAATTCAAACCGTATCGGGTAGGGTAGCCGTAGTCACTATGTACACCAGAAAGTCCACTTATGGTTGCACCAGTTCTTAACTGGCTGGCTACGTTACTTCCATTTATCCTGTAAATGGTATTAGAGTTACCATGCCAAAAGTCTGTATCGTTTAGCCAAGTCATTCCCATTGTTGATGCACCATGACTGCCTGATAAAACCGTATTGGTACTAGATAATGTTGTCCCACTAACCGTACCAACTCTGATTTCTTTTCCAGAACTGACTTGGTTCATTATAGCAAATTTACCTGTATTTTGATTTACACAAAGTTGACCCGCAATATAGGTATTAGTTGACATGGTGTATTGGGTTCCAGCAGTAAGGGTAGTGCCAGAAACACTTAATGCCCTATAAAATGTTGCTGGAGCGGTGCTATTATAAGTGATAATTACTTGGCCTGTTGGGAAAACATCCATCATAGAGCCATAGGCGTTCCAAGAAGCAATACTGTAAGGGGTTCCAATGGTCAAAGCACCACTACTACTAACCTGTATCGCCCAAGTTTTTAGCTGACTTCCACTAACGGCTGAATTATGTATTGAAACTATCCAAGTATTATTATCTGTCGGTAAGTAACGTATCACAGCAGCATATCCTGGTGTGCCACTTATTTGATAAAGATGGTTCCTAGTTCCCCAAGTAATTGTTCCATTTGCTGCAACTGTTCCACCATTTACATAGTAACCAGCATTGCCGTAATAACTGCTAGTTGTTTGAACGGCGGCTAACCATAATACTCTTGTGCCATCATGGTTAAATATCATTTTACTGTACTGGCTTTCATAACTTGACCCCATATATATTCCGTCAAGATTTGATGTTTCTTCGGCACTTCCAGCAGTATCTAAAGACTCCATTGACTGTACTTTACCATCTGAACGCATGCCAATAACGTCACCTGTTGATACAGCAGATGCAGCAGTGAATGTTTGTTCACCACCGCCACCAACACCCCCAGCACCAATAGCTGCCGCTGTGGTAGCATCAATGCTTGAAATGTTTGTAAGCGCACGACCACTGCTTAACACCTGTGTGCCACCCATACGCAATGCACTGGTTAGGTTAGGGTTAGAAAATGTTGGGCTGCTTGTCGTGTTTAGTGATTGGTTAGCCGTGAATGTCGTGTAACCTGCACCGTTAGTTAGCTGGTTGTTATTGGTGATGTAGTTAGCGTTAGTTGCACCAGTATACCCAAGGTCAGCTAGGGTCATTGTCTTAGAGCCAAGACCTGTGACGTGACCATAACCATCCAGAGTTACGTCTTGGATTACAGTTGCACCGCTATTGTTAACGGAAGACTGACTAGAAGTGTCATCATGACTTATGCTTATCGTTGTGTTTGCGCTTTGGTTAGCTGTAAATGTACCACTCCCGCCAAGCGCACCTGTACCCTGAACAGTTAAAGTGCCATTGCCTACAGAGACTGTGCCTGTACCTACAGCAGTAACGTGACCGTATCCATCAAAAGTAAGGTCTTGAATAAAGGTGTTACCACTGTTGTTACTGCTGGATACAGAACTGGTATCTGCGTGACTGATAGTTACGTCACCTGTTCCACCACCTGTAAGGCCAGAACCCGCTGTAATGGTCTGGTCATTCTTAGCGTTAGCTTCAATGCCATCTAGCTTCGCACCGTCTGCTGAAACATCACGACCATCAAACGTCTGACCTGACGCAAACGTGATAGCACCCGTCATAGTACCACCCGCTAGTGGCAACTTAGTCGCAATGTTATTTGTAACTGTAGTGCTAAAATTAGGGTCATCACCTAGAGCAGCAGCTAGTTCGTTTAACGTATCAAGTGTACCGGGGGCAGAGTCTACTAAGTTAGCTACAGCAGTATCAGCATAACTTGTGTAATACGAACCATGTTGCCCATCTAGTGTATCTGCATCAATGTTTAGCGCATCTATGTCAGCTTTAGTTTGATCCGCTGTAGCACCTGTTTCGATGCCTGATAGCTTAGTCTTCTCAGCATCAGTATACGCATTAGTATTGCTGTTACTCTCATATGCTGTCTTTATCTCAGCAGCACTCTGATCCGCTGTAGCACCACTCTCAATACCGTCTAGCTTAGAACCGTCAACACTCAAGTCTCTACCATCAAAGGTTTGACCTGCTGCAAACGACACAGAGCCTGTCATTGTACCGCCAGACTTAGGTAGAGCAGCATCAGCAGTAGCACCCTGTGCTGCAGTAGCGTAGTCAGAACTATCAAATGCTTTAACTTGAGCGAGGTTAGTGACAGCACTCTCCATCAAAGCACCTGCTGCTGTCACATTTGTAACGTCTGTTACATCTGCACCCGCTTCAACACCTGACAGCTTAGTCTTCTCAGCATCTGTATAAGCATTCGTATCTGCTTCACCTTCGTAAGCTGCTTTAATCTCAGCACCCGTTTGGTCAGCAGTAGCGTTAGCCTCTACACCGTCTAGCTTTGCGCCATCCGTAGCAAGGTCACGCCCATCAACAGTACCACCAACAGTGATGTTACCAGAGAGTGTAATATCATCTACGGTAAGTGTGCCTGAGATGTCGTTGTCAGCACTGTTAGCTAAGTCTCTTGCTCTGCTCATTTGTTACATCCTATTCAGGTTTAGTCGGCCACGTTACGTTCTCAGGAAACCCTGCTTGTGCTGGTACATCACGCAGTGCCTGACGGTAGTCTATCTCAGCTTGGGTCATCGTGCGGTCAGAACAAGACCACCAATCAGTTTCTGCTAAGAGAGCATTACGTTGCTGCCTTGCAACATGCGGCGGCATTGGCGGTATAGTCGTCATTTCATCTAGTTGTTCTTGTGTTATCTCTGTTTCAACACCATCAATGTATGTAATAGGCATTATAGATTTACTCCCATAACTAGATACTGTCCTGAATTATAGTTAACAGTGCTAGAATAGTTAGAAGTAAAAAACACTGCTGTATGCGCTCTAGCTACTGAATTAAAACCAAAACGAATTGTACTATAACGATCAGTTCCATCTTCAGACAGCATATGAACCCTAAATTGTGTAAGTCTGCTACTGTCCCCATGCCATGAAAATTCAAAGAAACCAGATGTAAAATCTGGATATGCAGCCCCTGAGCCATCAACATATCCATACACTACATATGGAAATGTTTGCCTTCCACCACTGTTTCCATTGTCATAGGTATACATGTAGTTATAAGATGTATCAGTTCCACCAGAGTATTGAAGCTGAAAAAATTGATCGACAGCAGCTTGGTTATCTACACCAACTCTATTAAAATAAATTCTTATTATGTCATAAGAAGAACTTAATGAAAGGCTCCACGTTTTTGAATTAGGCACATTAGTCCAGTTAGTAATTAGACTTGTAGCACCGCCACCAACACCAGCATTACCAAGCGCAGTTACTGTGGCACTATCCACGCTTGCAATGTTTGTTAAGGCTCTACTGTCATTAATAACCGTAGTACCATTTACTTTAATTGCCATCTTCGTGTCTCCACTATTAGCTGTTTAAATTACCAAGGAACGCCATCTGTTGATGTAGGATTCAGTTCGGCATTGATCTTGTCTGCAATCGCTTGCTCAATGTCAGCACGAACAACACCCGCCCATACCCATTCAAGAACCGCAGCCTCAGTCAAGCTATCGTATGCAACGAAGTCTGCCGCACTTGGGTCAGGTGTGTGTGATGTAGTACCGTAAGCACCCGCTGTTGCTTCTCCGTCAACGCCATCGCAACGCCAGTGTACTACTGTCACGCCGCCATCTGCTGTGTTGCGTTCCATGTTTGCAACTGACCATGTGTATGTGATTGCCATGATTAATCTCCTAGTCTGGCTTTTAGCTCGTCAATCTGAGCCTGTTGTTCTTTGATTGCTTCAATTAGCACCCCGACAAGGTTGCCATACTTGACCGACTTGATGCCTTGGTCATTTGTGCTGACTACATCTGGGATAACTTCCTCAACCTCTTGGGCGATTACACCGACCTCTGAGTTGCCGCTCTCAATCCAATCATATGAGACACCACGCAATGCTTTCACTGCATCCAGTGAGCCTGTCAGTGTCTCTACGTTGGTCTTTAGGGTAGCGTCTGAAGTAGTGTTGAAGTTGGCTGCGTTTACTGTGCCTGAGAAGTAGGCGTTCTTGAAGGCTACAGATGATAACCCTAAGTCAATAGCACCACCTCTAGCATTACCGTCGTTGTTTACTGGGTAAATACGATCTGCGCCATTGTCGAAAAGTATCTTGGTGTTTGAGTTACCTAAGTACAGCCTAGATTGACCGCTTGCTAGTTTAGCCCCAATATTCCCCACAAG